CACCAACTGCTTCTGTTTTTTCTGTGTTTAAAAAACTATCTGCAAAATCTTTGGCATACTTTTTAATATCTTCCGGTCTCATTGATTGGTTTATTTTAAGCAGCCATCTTATAATATTAGAGTTTTTGATTGCTTTAATAATTCCCTGATCAGCAGTGCTTACAACATCCATAAGCGGAATAAGTGCTTGCGCCGGACTTTCTCCAAATATTTCATTGTTATTAAAATCTTTTCGTAGATGGATTATGTCGGAATATCTAAAAGCAACTAATTTCCCATTTGTTAGAATAAACTTTAAGAACAGCTCATCCTGATTGTTTTTAACAGCTTCGCAACTTATTGCATTAATAGGGTATATTTCTTCGGCTAATCCATTATCGTCCCTGCTTATGTAGGCAAATGCATTACCATTCAGATCTAATTGTGTTGCTAATTTTTCTTGCATGACTTGTCCTGTCATGTATGGATTTGGTTCTTCAAGTAAAAATTTCATGTATACATCCGGATTTATTTTTAAATCTTTTGTACCATCTGCTTTTACAGTTTCTCTTATGTGTTTTCCTACTATTTTACCAATTGCCTGTGCTTTAGGCCTTATTGCTGCTCTTACAATATCGGATTTATACAGGTTTCCACCAAAAGAATAAAATCCCTCTCCCCTATCAGTTATCATCTGATATTTTGATAAAGTGACTAAACTATTTTTCTTTTTAAATAATCCCAACTTTTCACCTCCTTAGATCATTGTAAGATAATCATTCATTTTATCCTGCAATACAACATAGGCATCTAATAATGCTGCTGTTCCGTCAATTCGCTTAGTGGCTCTACCTGTTTTAATAGGTTGTATATTATCATTTTTATCTATATCAACAGCTGTATTGCATAAGCACCACTTATCTATTGGATTGTTATTATAAACAACCATTTTTTTATCTAAATCAGCCCCCAAAGATTTCATTGGTGCGGACAATGTTTTTTTACCTTGAATAACCGGTATCATACTTTCTTTACCGAAATTTTGTTGCATTTCTTCTACCCAGTATGCTGCACTCCATGCATCGTAGCCTACCCATGGAATATATATATCATATTGATTTTGAATTTCTAAAAACCATTCCGTAACATACTTAGGATGATTTTTGTTCCCTGGACACGTCCGCATTATTCCTTGGTCAATCCAAATATCGTATGGGATTTTATCTTCTTTAACCCTCTGCTCTACTAAGTCTTCCGGTACCCAGTACATTTGCAATACATATATATGTGGATCATTAGGTACCATGAAAATTACTTTAGCAGCTGTTAAGTCGGTTGTATCGGATAAGTCAGTACCACCTATTCCATACCTTGGTTTTAATTCTTTTACATTAAATAAAGCCTGGTTATTTGCTTGTTCAAATGTTAACCACGCTTCGGATGATGTTTCTCTAATATTAAATTCCTTACAAATTAAATTCTTAACTAGCAAAGGATTGGCTTTTGCTTTTTCAACCTTTCTTCTTAAGGTTTCCAGATTCTTAATTGTACCCAGTCCCGGATTAGCTTTCTTCCAACAATTTGGATCTTTCCATTCTTTTCGATTATCTAATTCGTATATAAAAGATATGGTCTCTTCATCCTTATAACCATTTGGATCAAAGTAACCATTTATAATTCTTTCAGAATCTTCATATTCTGCATCATAGATATCTTCTCTAATAGTTCCTGCTGTTGAAGTTATGTATATTAATGGCTGCTCTCTTGCACTAACACCATCTGCTATAATATCATAAAGGGCTTTTCCGTTTTTCCATTGATGAATTTCATCCATTAAGGCACAGTGTATGTTTAACCCATCTAATGTATCAGAGTCGCTTGCTAATGGCTTAAATACACCGTCATTAAAATCACTGATTAGTTCTGCAACCAAAGTCTTAATTCGTTTTAGTAGAGACTTTGATTTTCTCACCATTCTTTTAGCTTCTAACCATATAATTTTAGCCTGGTCCCTTTTTGTTGCAACTGCATATACTTCTGGTCCCGGTTCTCCATCCCCTACCTGCATATATAAACCAACTATAGATGCTAATAAAGATTTTCCGTTTTTCTTTCCAACAATTAATTTGGATTTTCTATATTTTCTATTTCCCTCTATATCAATGAAGCCAAATACAGTAGCAAGATGTGCTTTTTCCCATAATTCCAGCCTTACTGGTTGTCCTCCAAATTTACCCTTGGAATGTCTACAATAATTTTCCGAAAACTCCAAAATATGATTTGCCCTTTGTGGAGAATAAAAATACTGCCCCGGATTATTTATGTCATATACCACTTTTTTATATGTACGATATACTTTGTCTGCCCAATACTCCAAAATAGGATTATAATCTTTGGGATATTTAATCACTAGACATCTTCCCTTCCATTTACAAAATCGTCGAATCCATCATCCTTTTCCTTAATTATTTCTTTTTTAGGCAGGCAGTCCAAAAGAACTTTCATTGCCTGCGTTTGCTTTTGTGAAAGCTGTAGGTAAAGTTGGGCATCCGGGCTTTGTTTTGTTCCATATTGATTTTCACCATTTTTATATTCCACAGTGGTACCTTCTCTTACAATAGAATCTCTTAAATCCTGCATGGTAATTGTCATAAATGCCACGTCTTCAATAGTGGTAAATACTAATTTCTTTTTATTTTCATCTATGTTTGAGAATAATCTTTTAAGTCTGCGTACTTCTTTTTTAATCCGGTTAGTTTTGTCTAAATACCCGGAAATACTGTCATATTCCGCTTCTTTTTTAGCCTCTTGGATTTCTTCATAATCATACGTCTTTTTCATTTATACCACACCCCCTTTATATATGACCTGCGTATTAAATCTAAGTTGGGCATCGGTTACTTTCAATCCGGATCCAAATTATTTTTAGGGGGGAGTGGATAAATTTGTCCGTCCTCTCCAAAAAAATATTTCTTTTCTTCCGGTTCACCAAAAGTTTTTTTGTTGTGACAAACCAAACAAACATATTGGAAGTTACTCCAACTTAATGTTATATCCTGATTGTTTATATTCTCCGGTGTTAGTTCTTCTATGTGGTCAACAATATATCCCAAATCATCTTTACATATCTGACACAGTCCACCATCTACTGATTTCCGGTATGATATAAAAGCCTTTCTGCATTTTCTCCATGCCGGACTATCATAAAACTTTCTGCTAAATTCCCTGGCCATTTAATCACCTGCCATATTTAAAATAATTTAAGATATCAACTGTACTTATCTTGAACAAACCATACATTACATTTAGTGCTACAAAGAAAACTGCAGAGGATATAACAAGTCTCACAATATATTTTCTTTTGCTTGATGTAAGAGAATCGTTATCTAATATAACATCATAATCTTTCCATAGTTCAATTGCATAAGCTGATAAAGCAAAGACATTCAGCATTAAGCATATCATTGTTCTGTTCATGTAATCACCTTATTCCTGAAGCTTTTGTAACTCTGCCATCTTTATTATGAATCTACCTAATATAGATTCATATTCCTTCTTTACTTCTGGGGTTTCCTCTTTGTCTTCTAATTCTATTAGTTCGTCTATTATGTCAGCTGTCTCTCTAAATACATCTCTTAATTTTATTAAATCATCCATATTATCTGTCTTCCTTTCTGTTTGTTTGGGAGCCGGTTTTGGATTAGGATTGTTTCTAGCTCTAGTAGACATTTATCTCACTCCTTTATATTAATGGTTCTCTTAATTTTCTTAACATCAAAAGGCACCCTGCCGAACCAAGCAGAGTGCCTTTTATGGGAGTACAAATAATTATAAGGGGTTATTATGCTCTGGGGAGAGAGCAAAGCAGCTACTAAGCTTTGACACTTAATAACCGCCAGGAGGTTAAGCAACTTGTCTAACCTTCCATCCTAATTATATAATAGATTTTTGGGGAATTGGGGGAAAGTTGAGATACTTATATATTTTCTTTCCTACGGTACTTCTGTCCATATGCATATAATCTGCTATCTCTCTTAGTTTCATCCCATCTACAAAACGATATTCAAATATCTGCCGCAATTCACTGTCCGGAATATCACTTATAAATTGTTCTATCCTCAATATTTCTTTTCTTGCATTTTCCATTCTGTCAGAATATACCTTTATAAGTTTATCCCTGTCGGCAATCTGTTTCGGATCATTTATCCACACCCCAAAATGAAACTCTGTGTAAGGAAATTTCTTTGAAGATCCTCTCACCGTACTATGACCGGTATTTATTTCCCTATCATATTGTTTATCAATACGTTTCTGTAAGTCTTCCGCTTCTCTTTTTAATTTTCTATATTGGTATAATTCTTTTTCTGTCAATCTCTCACCCCCAACTGGTTAGTAGAATGTTAATATTTAATTTTTTCCATCTTTTTTAATTTTTCTTTATCTGTAGACCTTGTATAAATTCTTGTAGTCTCAAGGGAATTATGTCCCATAATATCAGCCAGTTCCGTAATATCTCCACCATATTCTGTAAGAAATAACTTGGCAAATAAATGACGAAAACTGTGAGCGTGAACGACGGATTTTTTAACTCTTGCTTTACCTGCTATCTTTTTCAGATTTCTCCAGATGGTAGACTTGTCCGGCATCTTGCCTTTGACTTGTCCTTTAAATATATAGCCATCACGTATATGGTTTTCCCTGCAGTACTTTCTTAATTCTCTTGCCAAATCCTGCCTTAATGGTACAGTTCTTTCTTTTCCTTTATTGCTCACATAAATATAGTTTGACTTAATGCTTTCAACTGTAAAGAACTTTAACTCAGATATCCGAATTCCTGTCATAGCTAAGATTTTCATAATGTAATACATGTCCATTCGGTTATTTTTCTTTGCTGTTCTAAGCAGCCTCTTATAATCCACTATAGATAGCATTTCATTTAAACTATATTTCCTTTGCTGCTTTAATTGCTTCACAGTAAACTCTTGCAAATCAATCCATTTCAGAAATTTATTAACGGTAACAATATAATTATTAATCGTAGAGGTCTTAAAATTGTTATCTATTAGATACCTTTTAAAAGCAAGCACATGGTCCTTATTAATTTGTTCATCTCCAATTTCATTATAGAAGTCTATGAATGCTTGAATATTACATTCATAACGCGTAAGGGTATTATTGGCTTTTTCTTCATATTTCATGTCGAGTAAAAATTCATTTAAACTGTTTTGTAACTCATTTTTATGCAATCATTTACCCCCTTTCCGTCTGCAATATAACCTTAATATTATATTGCATTCATATTTTCATGTATAAGCCTTTGAAATAGCATGTTTCTTACGCTTTTTTGACTTACAATACTTTTTAAGAAAATGGGAGCATTTTTTCAGCTATATTTGTTTCTTCAAATAGTATTTTTATACCTATTTTTTTCGAATATATGTACTCTTCTTTTGCTCCAATGCTTTTTTCAGAATCACATAAAAAATATACAGCATCTGCTTGATCTAACATTGCTTTACATATTCGCATGTAATCATCTAATCCGCTTGGTAAGAAAGATGGATTTATTACTATATGTCCCATTGCAGTAAGTTTTCTTTCTGCTCTGCCAAACTTCTTGCGATAATTAAATACTCCTGTAATAGGTCCTGCTATATAAACTCTCATTATTGTGCATCCTCCATTTCTTTTAATTCAATTTACTGATATAATCTAACTTCTGACCGCAATTACCACAGTATTTTTTATTAACTGCATTTTTACATATAGGGCAAGCTTGACTACACGAATCAGTTTTTATAACTTTTTTAGGAATAGTTTTGCCATAACAATTTAATAATGTATATCTAATTTCATTTTGTGCTACTTCGCATATTATTGTTTTTTCTACGTGATCCATGTTCTCTCCTTTTAATGTTTCATCTAAACTCACTGCTGTAAGTAAAATTGTTTTACAGCTTGAACATATGACATTTACAGCGGAATAATCTTCTTCATTTGACCAATCTATTCCTATTACTTGATTCGGCAATCTTTTCCCTCCTAACTTTTAATCCATCTAGGTTTTTATTTATGCAAATTTTAACTGTGGTTGGCTATAATCTATCTGCATATTAGGAATGCGTTCACCAACCTTTAAATCCGGGCATGCGGCTAATACAAGCTTTTCTCCCATTAGTGGAACCACGCTGTTTCCTATTCTCTCAACTTGTTTAGTCTTGGGATACATTTTCCCATTAGGCATTTTAAAATCGATTATATAATCCTTGGTAAATCCTTGCCCTAGCTTTAATTCTTCCGGTTTAAGCATCCTAAACCAAATGTCAACAATCTGATATGTCACCCCATCTATAACCACTAATACAAGTCCGAACCGGTCTTTTGTAACTATAGTTCCTATAGGCTCATTTAAACTTTGTCCTATGCCAGTGCCATAGTATTTAATCAAAAATGCTGATATTAAGGCAAAATGTCCAGATGAAGTTGTTATTGTATGAATTGGTTCATTGATTGTTTGTCCGGTTCCTGTTTTATAAAACTTTGAAAGAAAACAACTAATCAATGCATAACGATTTGATGTATCAATGGTTTGTATTGGGTCTTTCAAACTTTGCCCTCTGACTTCTCCTTTTACGGTTTCAGAGTGATATTGTATTAAGAATGGTGCTGCCAATTTACCAGGAATAATAAACCGATTTGGATCATCAATAACAAATTT